TGGCAGAATCCCTTATTTTTGTTGCTTTATACCAAATACCAAATAGTTCCCATTTTGGAAAATCGCTTATTTTCATACGTCCCCTCTCCTAAAAAATAATTATTTTTCTGATTCGCTCTTCTCCTTCACCAAAACATTATTTGCCATGTGTAAGAGCTGCTTGTCGTCTGCATAACCTCTGTAAGCCGCAGTAATACCTAATAATGTGCGTGCGTCTTCAAGGTCGGTGATCTTATCGAGTTTAAGAATTCTCTTATAATCTGCCAGCATTTTAATGTACTTGTCGTACTCGTTTTCAATGGTCGTATGCACAGCTTTTTTCCCATTTAAATCTAATTGTGAATACTTAAAAGCAATATCTTTTGGCATACCTAAATTATCCTGACAAGGATCGCTGATTTTGATTGACACATCAGACAACCCCATCAAGTATGATATGTCAACGTTGAAAAAGTCAGCTATCTTCTCATATAAATTACGTGCACCTTCTCCGGATGGTCTTCGTACACCCCTTTCGTAGCCGGAAATTGTTTGCTTATTTAATTTTAAGTAGTCAGCAAGCTCTTGCTGCGATACTCCTTGAGCGTCCCTTAATTGTTTTAGGCGCTCTGAAAACTCAGTCATAATCCACCTCCGATTATATATACGTTTTTTTCATGAAAAAAACTTCTGTAAACTTTTTGTGTACCTCCTATTGACAAGTATAATCGTTTTGTTTACTATATACAAGTAAGCGATTTGCTTATAGGAACAGAAAGGAACGGATATGAAAATGGTAATTGATGCAAAGATTATAGGCGCTAATCTAAAGCAGCTTAGAGGGACAAAGACCCAACAGGAAGTCGCAACCGCTGTTGGTGTCACAACTATGGCGATCTCGCAGTATGAAAATGGGGATAGAATACCAAGAGACGAAATTAAGATCAAACTCTCCAAATATTTTGATAAGAGTGTAGAGGAACTTTTTTTTAGTCTAAAGTAAGCGATATGCTTACGGGAGAGCAAAAATGAGTACAGACATATTGATTGACGTAGGCAAAGCCAAGAACTCAATAAAGACAGACACCGATCTTGCCAAACGTATCGGCATATCAAGACAGAGCTTGTCTATCAAAAGGAAACATCCTGGGACGTTTACCGGATATGAGCTGAAAGCTATGGTGAAACACCTGGGATGGACGCCGGAAGAGCTTGCAGAGTTTATACAAAATATCTAAGGGAAGAGGTATGAAAAAAGGTGAATAACAGAAGGGGAGATTTAGTCTTATATCTATTCTTGCTTATAGTGCTGATTTTTTTGTGGATAACAGCCATTAAGTCAACAGCCTATGAGGAAGTCAAAGAGCCTCAGTTTGAGGCAATTCCACAAACAGAAGAAGTGAATACAGAAGAAGACGGAGAGTTGTTTGCCAGGACACACACGCTTGACTCAATCGACATTTCCTATTCAGACGCACAGCTTTTAATGCAGATAGCTGCGGCAGAAGCAGAAGGCGAGGGGCCGGACGGACAGAGATTTGTAATGTCATGTGTGCTTAATAGGGTGGCAAGCCCTGAGTGGCCCAACACGATTAGAGAGGTAATTTTTGAGCCACATCAGTTCTATACGGCTGGAATGTCAAGCAAGAAGGTGAATGTAGATACTCACATAGCACTTGCAGACCTGGAAGCTGGGAATAAAGCGCCTGAGATTATCGGCTTTGAAAAGGCTGAGTCAGACTTCTTAGGGCGATATTTTACACCGGCATTTACCTATCGGCACCACACGTTTTATACGTTGGCTAAATAAAAAAGGATCATGTTGACGGCATGATCCTGTGGGGCTTGAAAATCCTTAATCGCTAGGGAATTTCTACCCCCTAATATACCAAAAAAGGAGGGAAAAATCAATGAATGTAAAGCCAAGAGAGTCAATTGCACTGGAACTCCTTGCCTTCAAGATGGAGGCGAGATTAGCAGAGGGAAAAGAAGCACTTCCTTTGGAAGACGTAAACGAAGTTTTGTTTATCGGCAACAAGAGTGTTATTGACCCTAAAACAAACAAAGAACTGAACATTATATGAAAGGATGTGATTTTGGATGCACTTAGTTAGGGGAATACTCCCAGGGGCCAAGAAGGTTATTATCTATGGCCCTGAAGGAATAGGAAAAACTACGTTTGCAAGTAGGTTTCCTCTTCCTGTTTTCTGCGACACAGAAGGAAGTACGAAGGCGCTGGAAGTTGCCAGGTTTGATGTGATTAAGGACTGGCAAGATGTGTTTGACGCTATCAAGTTTGTTGAGGCAGATCCTTCTTGTTGCAAGACTTTTGTCCTTGATACTGCTGACTGGGCTGAAATGCTTTGCATTAAGTACACTTGCCAGAAGGGTGGCGTAAACGGTATTGAGGACTTTGGCTACGGCAAAGGCTACACATACGCACAGGAGAACTTTAAAAAGCTCCTGGACGAGCTTAATAAGCTCATTGAACTTGGTATCAATGTTGTAGTCACAGCACACGCTAAGATGCGTAAGTTTGAGCAGCCAGATGAAATGGGTGCTTATGACAGATGGGAAATGAAACTCACAAGACAGATTGCTCCCATGTTAAAGGAATGGGCTGATATGGTTCTTTTCGCTAACTACAAGACTTATGTAGTTGAGGACGATAAGACCAAGAGTAAGAAGGCACAGGGCGGCAAGCGTGTTATGTACACCACACACAACCCATGCTGGGATGCCAAGAACAGATACGGCTTATCTGATTGTGTGGACTTTGATTACAACACAATCAAGGAAATTATCGAAGGCAATGCTAAAGAGCCTGAGACCGTACCAGCGAAGAAAGAAAAGCCTGTTAAGGAAGAAGCACCTACTGACACGCCAAAGGCTAAAGAACCGGAAGTGATCGTACCTGAACACATCAAGAAGTTAAAAGAGCTGATGGCAAAAGATGGCATAGAGGAAGACAGACTTGTGTTTGCCCTTGCTTCTAAAGGTATTTGCTTTACAGGAGAACACTTAGAGAATATAGACCCTGTTTTCTTAAAGGAAAATGTTATAGGTCAGTGGGCTGGATTCTCGAAGTACGCAAAGAAATTAGATATGAACATGGAAGAAATTCAATTCAACTAAGGAGGATATAAGAAATGGCAGAGGACATTAAGTTATTTGATTGGGATGATGAAATCCTTGAGGACGGAGCGCAGCAGAACTTCGTCACACTTGAAGAGGGTGATTACCCCTTTACTGTTGAAAAGTTTGAGAGAGGTCACTACACACCAAGCGCTAACGCCAAGACACCGGCTTGCAACCAGGCGAACATCACACTGAAGGTTGCTACCGCAGAAGGCAACTGCTTTATCGTAGAAAGATTTCCACTTGCTTCAACAATGGAGTGGAAGATATCAGCATTCTTCCGCAGTATCGGCTTAAAGCAGCATGGCGAGAAGCTAAAAATGTCATGGAATGACGCTATCGGACGTAGCGGAAAGGCGCACATCACCAAGACTGCTGGTACTAAGGAAGGCACATTCTTCAACAACGTAGGTTACTTTATCGACCCTGTAGCGAAGGGAGAAGTTGAATGGAATTAAGGCCGTACCAGGCCGAAGCTAAAGCCGCTATCTATAAGGAGTGGGAGGACAAGCAGAAGACTTTGCTTGTTCTTCCTACCGGATGCGGTAAGACCATTGTATTCGGAGATATAGCAAGAGAGAGGACGAGCGAAGGACGAGTCCTTATCCTTGCACATAGAGAAGAGCTTTTAGCACAAGCCTCAGACAAGATTAAAAAGATCAGTGGAATGGATTGTGCGATTGAGAAGGCAGAGAAAACTTGTATAGGCAGTAATGAACTCATAACTGTTGGGTCTGTACAAACTCTTATGTCAGAAAAAAGACTCTCAAAATTTACACCGGATTTCTTCAAGACAGTAATCGTAGATGAAGCACATCATGTAATGGCTAAAGGGTATCAAAATGTCCTCACACATTTTAATACCGCTAAAGTCTTAGGCGTTACTGCCACTCCTGACAGGGGAGATATGAAGGATCTGAGCAATGTTTTTGAAAGTCTTGCTTATGAATATAGCTTAAGGGATGCAGTAAAGCAAGAGTATCTGTCACCCATCAAGGTTCAGACCATGCCACTGAGTATTGACCTAAGTAAAGTAAAGGTTTCCTGTGGTGACTTCCAGGTGAATGACATAGGTCATGCCTTAGAGCCATACCTTGAAGATATTGCTGATGAAATGGCTAAAGTCTGCAAGGACAAGCACACTGTAGTATTCCTACCACTCATATCTATATCACAGAGTTTTAGGGATATCCTCAACAGAAAAGGCTTTAGGGCAGCGGAAGTAAACGGAGACAGTAAGAACAGGGATGTAATTCTTAAGGAGTTTGAAGAAGGCAAGTACAACGTCTTATGTAACTCAATGCTCCTTACAGAAGGCTGGGATTGCCCCATAGTGGACTGCATTGTGGTGTTAAGGCCCACGAAAGTAAGAAGTCTGTACTGTCAGATGGTAGGACGAGGGACAAGGAGATATCCAGGCAAAGACCATCTTCTTATATTGGACTTCCTTTGGCTGACAGGAAAGCACAATCTTATTCATCCGGCAGATATAGTCTGCAAAAAGCAAGAAGTAGCAGAGAAGGTAACTAAGCAATTAGAAGAAGGAAGCGAAGTAGATTTATTTGAAGCAGAAGAGAAAGCAGAAAAAGATGTACTAACAGAACGCAAGAACGCATTAGAGAAAGCACTTAAAGAAGCAGAAGCACAACGCAAAAAGAAGAAACTTATTGATCCGCTTGAATATGAACTTTCAATCAATAAAGACGATCTTATTGATTATGTGCCGACTTTTGGTTGGGAGATAGCACCGGCTACAGACAAGCAGAAGTCAACTATAGAAAAGTTTGGTATTGATGCGGAGGGTATGAGCAAAGGACAGGCTTCTAAGCTGATTGACAATCTTATGAGCAGAGTCGGAATGTCCACTCCAAAGCAGATAAAGCTACTTAACAGATATGGCTTTAAGAATGTACAGGACTGGACTATTGATGAAGCCAAGAAGATGATCGCCCAGCTTGCCGCTGCTAATTGGCAAGTATGGAAATGCCGAATTGAACCAGCTTTTTATCAGCCTGAGAGATTAAGGGGGAACAGTATTGAATGGACTTAATAGAAGTGCTTAATCACATCCCGCCAGCAAGCCTTGATTACACAGAATGGGTAAATGTCGGCATGGCTTTAAAGCATGAAGGCTATTATGTGGAAGTCTGGGACACTTGGAGTCGCAGTGATTCAAGGTATAAGAGTGGAGAATGCGAGAGGAAGTGGCGAACATTCAAAGAAGGAACTTCAAACATTGTAACAGGCGGAACTATTTATGAACTAGCGAAAAGGTTTGGATATGCCCCACCAAAGAAGGAGATCACTCTCTTTGATTGGGATGATGAAATCTCAGATGATGGCAAAAAGCCTGATGCAATCATCAAGGATGCAGCCTGGTTGGACACATCACAGATTATCGAGATTCCTAAAGAGCTAGATGGAACAGACGAACTAAGGCGATTCATACAAGCATTGTATGAGCCGGACGAGTATGTAGCTTACTGCGTGGACGCTTGGTTTGATGAAGAACAGGGCAAGTGGAAACCATCAACAAGGGGTGTGTATGACAGAACTGCCAAGCAACTGCTTGATTCTATCAAAAAGCACCCAAAAGACATTGCAGATACTATAGGCGATTACAACCACGAAGCCGGTGCTTGGATAAGGTTCAATCCTTTGAATGGTGAAGGCGTATCAAACGAAAATGTGACCGACTACAGATATGCACTTGTTGAGTCGGACAACCTGGAAATCGAGAAGCAGAAGGCATACATGGAGGAGCTTAAACTTCCAATAGCCATTATGACTTATTCCGGTGGAAAGTCTGTACACGCAATTGTAAGGGTAGATGGTATTACCGAAGCCGACTACAGAGAGAAGGTCAATTACCTTTACCAAGTATGCGAAAAGAACGGCCTTTCACTTGATAAGCAGAATAAGAACGCTTCAAGAATGACAAGACTTCCAGGTGTAGTCAGAGGGGATAAGAAACAGTTTATCCTTGCTGAGAACATAGGCTTTAAGACTTTTGAAGAGTGGCGAGATTATATCGAGGATCTTAATGACCCGCTTCCGGACATTATAGATTTTTCCGAATTAAAGGAGCTTCCACCTTTAGCACCAGAGTTGATAGGCGGGATTCTTAGGAAGGGCCACAAAATGACAGTGGCGGGACCATCTAAAGCTGGAAAGTCATTCTTGCTTATAGAGCTGGGACTATCTATAACGTTTGGGCTTGAATGGTTGGGATATAAGTGCGCCTCTGGGAAAGTCCTATACATCAACCTAGAAGTAGATGGGGACTCCTTCTTACATAGAGTTGATGAAGTTAAAAGGGCAATGGGAATAACCGGAAGCAAGAAATTTGATGTATGGAATCTCAGAGGCGAGAACACAAGTATAGATTATCTTGCACCAAGGCTGATAAGAAGAGCAGCGGGAAAAGGATATGACGTAATCATTTTTGATCCGCTTTACAAGATAAACACAGGTGATGAGAACAGCGCGGCAGAAATGGCTAAATTCTTTAATAGGATAGATGAAATCTGTTCAAAACTGAAGACCTCAATAATCTGCTGTCACCATCATTCTAAAGGCGCGCAAGGCAGTAAGTTTTCTATGGACAGGGCTTCAGGATCGGGTGTCTTTGCAAGAGATCCGGATGCACTGCTGGATATGATTCAGATAAATCCGGCTGATGCAGAAAAGAGCCTTGAAGAAGGACAAACAGCATGGAGAGTATCAGCAACTCTAAGAGAGTTTAAAACACCGGATGATATAGACGTTATTTTCGATTATCCGATACATAAAGTTACTTTTGATCTTGCAGATGCAAAACCAATGTCCGGAATGGATTCAAGGACAAATGCTAAGAGAAGCCTTGCTAAAAGAAAAGAGAACAAAAACAAGAAGTATTTAAGGCTGCTAGGTTTTGTTGAGAACTGGGATCAGATAGACACAAATCCAGTACACTTGCCACATCCCACGATAGCTGACGCGGTAGAGTATTTCAAATCGGATAAGGGCTTCTCAGATCCAACTATCAGAAGATGGGTAAGAGATTATGACGAATTGGATTTAAAAGACGGGATGCTAATACTTGTTGAGCCGGAGGGAGAAGATGAATAGACATTTTTTCCTTGCAATGGAACCACCAACCAAGACTCAACAGGAGCATAGGATAGGCATATCGAAAAGTGGAAAACCTTATGTATATGAAGACAGAGAACTAAAAGAAGTAAGAGCCAAGATAAACAATGCCTTGAAACGCCATGCTCCTGAAGAGCCATTGACCGGTGGGGTGAGGCTTATCGTCAAGTGGTGTTTCCCAAGTGGCAAGCACCCAAACGGATCATATAAGCTCACCAAGCCGGACACTGACAACCTAAACAAACTCCTAAAAGATGAAATGACAAAGCTGGGATTTTGGAAAGATGATGCGCTTGTCGCTTCAGAAGTGATAGAGAAGTTTTGGTCTGATGTACCAGGAATATTCATAAGCATAGAGGAAATAGAAGATGGATGATGCAAAATTCAGAGAAAAGATTTTTGGGCCATACAACGATACATGGAAGATTCTAAAGCTGATTCAGTATGCAGACCAAACTTCTGACAGTGATGCGCAGTGGCAGAGATACATGAAGGAGATAGACAGACTAAACGCCACATATCCTGACAATCCTTTTGCACAGAGACTTATAAGGCTTTTGTTGGATGCCGGTGACGATATCGCAAAAATGAATGGAGGGGGAGCAGATGCAATACAGAAGACCGAAGAAGGATGATCCGTACTGGGTTGAGCCTGAGATTTGGGATAATGTGGTTCATTTTTGCCGTTGTTACCCTGTATGGCTTAAGGAACTGGAAACACTTCCAGACTCTTCCAAGGCTATCAGCTATGACGGAGACAGAGTACAGACCAGCGGTAATTATGACGTTACTTCTGCGCTTGCACTCAAAAGAGTAGAGGTAGAGAGAAAAGTTGACCTTCTAAGGACTACGGCAATGATAGTGAGTCCTGAACTGTGGGAGTGGATATTAAAAGGCACAACTGAAAAGGGAGTTACCATAGAAGACCTTATTGCACAGGGTATGCCTACAAACAAAAACCACTACGCAAAACTAAGGAAGTATTTCTACTACTTAATCAGTAAGAGGATTTGAAAATGTTAACCCAAAGAGAACGTATAAATATAATGACACGCAAGATAAAGAAGCACAATTTCTTTGAAGGGCCTTATAAGCTGACGAGGGAAGAAGCAGCCTTGGTACTGTATGTGTTTGGTAAGAGACAGAAGATCCTGGAAAAGCAACATGAAAGGTATGTTGCCAACCAGGACGAACTGAGAGCCAAGGGCAGAGCAAGGTACGCTGAAAAGAAGGACACCATCAATGAAATGCGCAGACAGAAGAGATTGCAAGAAGTAATAGAAGGAGCATTCAAATGACATACGGATATGAAGAGAGAGTCTGGGAAGGTGAAACGTGTAGTCGTTGTGGCAAAGAACTTCATGGCGAAAGCTCCATGTTGGACGATCAATACTTCTGTAGCGAAGAATGCCTTGGACAGTATCTTGTCGAGAAGTACGAAGACGATATTGAGTGGCTGGATTTCATTACACAAGGAGAAATAGACGAGCGTATGAGAGAGATCTATGCCGATCAGATGAAGGATAGGGGGACTTGGTAATGTATGAACAAATGAGTCTTGACATTGGACAGATAGAATTTGGCCAGGAAGAAGCATTGCCACAAACGCTTGATGAAAAAATCGAACAAGCAAGAAAAGCAATTATCCTGGCAGCAGATATGAGTAAGACGTATTATGGTGAACCCTTAATAGTGACTTATAGTGGCGGTAAAGACTCGGATGTTTTATTACATCTGGCAGAAAAATATCTAAGGCCTGATGAATTTGAGGTTTTAAATAGCCATACATCAGTAGATGCCCCAGAAACTGTTTACCATATCCGAGAGACTTTTACGAGGCTTCAAGCAAAAGGAATAAAAGCCACAGAACACCAGCCACGTTATAAAGACGGAACACCAATAACAATGTGGAATTTAATCCCTAAGAAACTGATACCACCAACACGCGCTGTAAGGTATTGTTGTTCGATTCTTAAAGAAGCCTCAACGCCACATAGAATGTGCTTGGCTGGTGTGAGAGCCTCAGAAAGTAACAAGAGAAAGGGAAGAGACATATTTGCTACAGGGAAGTATAAGGATGCTAAATATT